AGGCGGAAGGCCCCGACGTGCGCGACAGCTGGATCAAACAGTTGCCGGCGGCCGGACCCGACAAGTGCTTCTCATGCAAGGGCCGGGTCTGGCCCGACATGAGCGCGCTCCCCGAGTTCGACGCTAAGCCATGGCCGGACGTTCCCGACAAGTGGCTCCGACTCATCCCCCTAATCGAATCCGAATACCAATTCACCAAGTAAAAACAACGAAAGGAACACGACAATGTTCGGACAACCACAACCACAGTACGGTTACCCGCAGCAGGGGTACGGCTACCAGCAGCCCCAACGACAGCCCGCCCAGTTAAGCTCGCTCGGCGACCTGCTCGCCGGCAACAGCGCCAAAGCGTACTTCGGCGCGAACAGCCAGCCCGGAGACTCGGTGACCGGCGTCATCGAAAAAATCGAGACCACGCAGGTCAACGACTTCCAGACCAAGCAGCCCGCCTTCTGGAACGACGGACGCCCGAAGGAGCAGATCCACGTCATCATCCAGACCCAGTTGCGCGACCCGAGCGTGGATGACGACGACGGCCGCCGTTCTCTCTGGATCAAAGGCTGGGGCATCCAGCTCAAGGCGTTTCGCGAGGCCTGCCGTCAGGCGGGCGTGAAGATCCCGAAGCCGGGCGACACCATCACGGAACGGTTCGTGGGTCTCGGCCAGCGGGGCGACGCGCCCCAGCCGCCGAAAGTGTTCGAATTCCACATCGAACCCGCTTCCAGCGTCAACAGTCTCGTGAACGGCAGCCAACCCCAGCAGCCCGGCATGCAGCAAGCCCAGCCGACATACCCGCAGCAACAGTACGCGCCACAGCAGCCCCAGCAGGCCCCGAATCAGGGATATGCGCCGGCTCCGGTCGACCCATGGAACCCGCCGGCACAGGCGCAACCCGCTCAGCAGGTACAGCTCGGCCAACCACAGGTGGATCCGATGAAGGTCAACCAGCTGAAGGCCATGGGTAAGCCGCCGCAGGAGATCGCCGCCCTGTTGGGCGTGCCGGTCGAAGCGGTCACCGCCGTCACCGACCAGGCTCAACCCCAGAACCACGGCGGCTCCGAACAGATGCCGGAAACAGGTGAATTCTAATGGACGAACTGCTGAAACATTTGCAGAACCAGTGGCTCGAGCTGATGAAAGACATGGATTCCCTCGCCTCCGATCAGGACGGTTTCCGTGACGTCGACTCGGAAAGCCTCCAGCTCATGAGCGTGAGACTCGTGCTCCTGGGCTGGCACAAGAGCAAGGATTCCGACAAGGACTGAGTCCAGTCCCGACCGCCGTAGCCGTATCCAAGCGGCCGGCACGCATGCAAAGGCGTGCACGGCACCAACCACATTTTCACATCACGTCAAAGGAGTTTCAGGAATGACCGACATCTACGGCTATGCGACGGCCGCACCCCTGTACCGTGCGGCGGGCTGGATGCAGGTCATCCCCCTGCCGGAAGGCCGCAAGACCCCGCCACCCAGCGGGTTCACGGGACGCAGCCGCAAACCCGTCACCGACGAGCAGATACGGCTCTGGTCGCAGGCGACCCCGGACGCGAACACGGGAATCGTCATCCCCGAAGGCGTATTGGTGTTGGACATCGACGCCGCACAAGGCCATCAGGTCAAGGCGGACGGGGCGAAAGGCATCAGCGAGCTCTCGCAGGAACTGGGCGTATTGCCGGCCACGTGGAGCAGCACGGCGCACGGCATCGACAGCCCGGCACGCCACCTGTTCTACAAGGTGCCCGAAGGGCTCGCCTGGAAGGGCGGAGCCATCGAGGGGGTGGACATCCTGCAACCCGGCCACCGGTATTCCGTGGTCTGGCCGTCGATCCACCCGAGTGGCGAAATGTACTGCTGGTACACGCCCAGCGGCAGGGTTGCCAGCACGCTCCCCCGCATCAGCGATCTGGCGACACTGCCATGGAAGTGGGTGGACTACCTGCGCAAACCCGACAGAGTGTCGAATTCGACCACTTTAACTCCCTCGTATTCAAGGGAATACGACGACCGCATGTGCAAGGCGGTCAACACGTTCCTCAACAAGACGCTCGCCAACCCCGCTTCCAAAGGCTCAAGGCATGACACCACGCTGCAGGCCGTCTGGGCGTTGGTGAACTTCGCGCAGGAGGGACACCGGGGGGCTCTCGACGCCATCAGCCAATTGAAGCCACGGTTCATCGCCGAGGTGGCCCCCGACCGTCAAGGCAAGGAGCGTGAGGCGGCGCGCGAATGGGCCAGCATTCTCAGTGGCGCGATGGAGAAGGTCAACGGCGTGCAATCGCATGTGGATCCGTGCGAGCAGTCGAAAATCGAACGCATGACGCCCGGCGAGTTCGACGAACTCACCCAAAACGCGGCTGCGAGTCAAATGGAGGAAAGTCACCCGGAAGCAGTTCAAAACACTGGAACAATGCCGGTTCAAGCCGGTTCAACACCCGTCGCATCGGTTCAAAACGGTTCAATGGAAAGTCACGAGGCAAGTAAAAACGCCTCCTCCAGCTGGCAGTTCGAAGACCTCACCCAGCTCGCTTCCGGCATTGAACTGCCGCCCACGCCCACCGTGTTCCAACGCGAGGACGGCCAAGGCCTCTTCTATAGGGGCGCGGTCAACGACCTGCACGGCGAACCCGGCTGCGGCAAAAGCATGATCGCCCAGATCGCCACCGCCCAGGAACTCAAACAGGGACATGACGTGATCTATATCGACTATGAGGATTCCGCCAGAAACGTCGTCAAGCGTCTCCTGCTGCTCGGCGTGACCGGCGAACAGATCGTGCAGCATTTCGACTACGCCGATACCGCCACGCTCGCCATCATCGACGGCGTCACCAGCTGCCTCGCCTACGCGGGCCTCGACAGCAACAGCGGCGACGACATCGCAGCCTGGTACAACACCATGCCCCGACTCATCTCGGCATGCGGGCCAGCGGTCGTACTCATCGACCACGTCGTCAAAAGCAAGGACAACCGGGGCCGCTACGCCGGCGGCAGCATGCAGAAACTCGCACTCATCGACGGCATCAGCTACTCGGTGGACATGACCAAACCAGTCGGCAAGGGCGTGAAAGGCACCATCGTCATCAAATCAGGCAAGGACCGCATCAGCGAGATCGAGGAGCATTGCGCCGTCAGCTGGAGCAGCAACGGCAGCCACCTGCGCGAAGCCGCACGCATCGAAATCAACAGCACTGACCCGAAACTCATGCGCGTCACCATCGCACGCCCCAACATGATGCCCAGCGATGAAACCACACGACAGCGCGGCCTCGAACGACCCACCGGACTCATGGAGAAGATCAGCCGGATCGTCGAGAACGCGCCCGAGGAGCCGAACCAGACCGAAATCATCGAACTATTGAAGGACGACGGTTCAAGCGCCCGGAAGACCACCGTGCTCACCGCCATCAACCGGCTGCTCGAAGGCGGATGGATATCCAACCGCTCCGGAAGAAACAACCGGAACATCTACGCCAGCGTCAGACCATACCGGCAGATGAACGACCCAAAATCGGACGCTTTCGTGGACCGTATGAGCAGGGAGGAGGCGAACGAATTGGAAGACGAAAACCATCTCGAAATCTAGTTGTTCCAGTTGTTCCCAGTTGTTCCGAGTTGTTCCGGGAACAACTGGAGTAGCGATGTCCAGCTGTTCCCAGCACTCCCCACCCACACTACGTGTGTGGGTGGGTGCGGGAACAACTGCGACTCGGCCCTCCGGAACAGCCAAAAAAACACGTCAACGACACTAGTTGTTCCCAACCAAGAAAACGTCAGAAAGGAACCACGAAATGGCACTCACATTCAGGGAGCAAATCGAAGCTACCGCATGGGAGCTCGGCAACGGAGAAGGAACCATGCCCGAGCTTCGGAAGCGGTTCGACGCTGACCCCGAGACCCCGAATTTCGACCCGACCAAGGCGTTGGAGATGCTGCACATACTCCAGCTCATCAACTACAAGCAAGCCGGCAAGGGACGCGGACGCGCCCGCTGCCACTATCTGAAGAAACCCGAATACGGACTGCTCAACCTCAATGAGCCGAAACCAGCTCCCAAGGACGAGCGGGAGCGGGAGACCCGCATCCAATGGGCCAAGGACTTCCGCGTCATCGCCGACTGGCTCGACGCGAACTGTTACACGACTGAAAGCGAGGAAGCATGAAAGAATCCGTCACCATCCAATACCGCTGTGAGGATGCTGACACCAATCTGGTCGAAACCATCCCAATCGCCTCCATCGGCATCGACCAGTGGAGTCAAGGCCATCCCGTCCTGTTCAACATTGACCGGAGAGGACATCACGGCCGCCGTATGCTCAGCGTACTCATCACCGCCTGCGAAGCGGTGCTGCATGAAATCCAGGACATCAAATGGGAGGACTGACCCATGGCCGGACCGATTGACGTGATTCAACGGGCGCTCAGCGCACTGGCCTCAGCGGGATTGGGCAGCGAGTCGCCGGCAGAGGCGTATGTGCTCGGCTACCAGGCCGGCTGGCGGGAAGCGCTCAACCTGTGCATACGAATCGAAACGGCAATCAACAACGAAACGGAGGAAACGAATGAGCATCATCAGCAGTGAAATCGAGGCGCAGAAGCAGCGTGACCCGTCGTACGTCGACAGTGGCCTGCAGTGGGCTTGGGGACGAGGATACAAGGCCGGAGCGTCACGCGGAATCACCGAAGAGGAGATTGCCGCCGCCATGGCCGAAACCCGAAAGTTCATCACGCTCCCCGGCGCGTGGTTGGAGAACATCATCAGAATCGCGTTCGACGCGGCAAGAAGAAAGGCAATGGAGGAGTGAGCAGGCCACGCGCCCGTGAACGCAAACCAGCATGGCTTCGCGCGTTCATCCCGAAAACGAGTCCCCTCGTTGTCACCGTCTGCGAGGGGTGCGGCCTGTACGTCATCGAGGATCGGGAAACCGTGTGGGAGTCGTGGGATTACGGGTGTGTGGCGGGTGACGACCTGACCGTGGCGATAATCCTCGGCCGGCCGTTGACCCGCGTCACGTGGCTTCCCTCCGTCGGCCACCCGCTGCTCCGTAGCACCTGCGGAGATGCAGGCATCAGACCGGACGGCCAGTATCTGGCCATGCACATGTGTCATCTCGCCCGGATAAGCGTCAAACCGTTCAAACCGCCGAAACGGGAACGCCCGCCAGGCAAGCCATGGGGCGGGCCGAAACTGTCGAAGCAGGAGATAGCCGAATTCAAACGCATCTGGAATATGCCGTATTCGCGGCTCAAATATGAGAAAGCCCCAACCGTGGTCGGCCAGGGCGATGAGATCCAATCATTATTCTAGCCGACCAGCCGGAAGGGGCTCAATGTGAACTGTCAGAACTGCAAGACGATGACCGAAGAGGGGTATTCAGTGTGCGAGACGTGCGAACTGCGTTTCGCTGGCACGCTCCTGCGCTTGGCGCGTGATGTCACGCCATTGCATGACAGCCTCGACGCGACATT